CCAAGGTTTATTGTTATCTGGCAATGTCCCAGAATCCATTACTCGAAGAATAGCAGTTTCGCCGTAATTCGCGATCAGTCTTTTTACAGTGCTTTGCAATCTTGAATAAAAAGTCATCTTAAACCCTAATTGTATTTAAGAAATAACCATTTGCACCATCACTAAACAATGACGCAAGTAAGACTTCAACCGCTGCAAAAGTAACGCCCCTGTATTTGCTTCCTGCCGACTTTTCTTCTGAATACTTGACCGTAATTGGACCTACTGTTTCCTGCGTAACCTGACCTCCAACAGAAGCATCGGGAAGTGGGAATAAAACTGTCCCAGCGTGTTGCTCAATGCAAAGTTGTGCTTGCGCTTGTTTTAAAACCTCTGGTATTGAATCTTTGCCAACAGTAACCACTTTGTCCATGACCAAATCGGTACGTGGAAATTGCAAAGATTGAGTAGTGTTGGTTTTGTAACCGCCGTACTCAAAACGTCGAGATTCAAGATAATCAGTGGCAGCAATAATTTGCTGACCTAATGTGGCATCTCGGTTAGAAACAACAGCACCTCTGTTGTCCGCATAGGTTCTTACATACGCCAAATCAACATAGCAATTTGCATTTGCAACATTTGATCCGTCCTCAATGATTAAAGTTGGCATTTAAGATTCCTGATTTAAACTTGCCCTGACGTAAATCATCCAGAAACCGCCAGAGCAAGCCTCGCCAATCAAGCGATTCCGTTCACCCGTGATAACTGACGAAGTTTATTCGTTGTAGTAACTCATTATGTGGTTGACTAAATTCTGTCTCGATTTTAGTTTTGCTTCATTTCGTTTTGCCCATAAATTCTTTTCATGCGCCAAAACCACCTGATTTGTAACATCACTAGAAACATCGTAAGCATTTTTTGGAGCTTGTTTTTTTGGCTCAACTGTACTTGGAGTTTCTTCAACTTCTTGCCGCATCACCGTAATTATTTGAAATCGCGGGTCAGAATCATTTAATGGATACCAATTTGAGCTTTGAGGTAGCTCATGTTGACCACAAGTTGATTCAAACCAAACACTCAATTGCTCCGCACTTCTCAAAAAACCTGACTGATCGAAATACTGACTTTTGCCAGATTCATCGATTGCATGTAATTGATAAACACCCTGTTGAAATTCTGTTTCTGACATTTTTACCTCTTAGATGATTTTAAAAAAACGGGATCAACACATTGCCAAAACTGTGAAAAACAATGCTCCCCCGATTTTAGTTTGTTTTGCCTAAAGCATTTAGCCATTTGTGACTAGGAATGCCATAGGTACGTTTTTACGAGCAAGGACGCGAGTCCAGTTGCTCTGATTTCGAAGGTCGGCAAGTGTCTGGTTTCCAGAAGCACCAGTTGCGACAGCGTTGTTGTTGGTATGACCAAACGGATGAATCATCCAAGTCTTACGCAACCAAAGTTGTTCTTCACCACCACCATGACCAGTTTGAGGATTTCTCCAAACTTCAGTCGGTACGGTCGGCGTTCCTTCGCCGTAGGCAAACATGGCACGACCAAACAAGATTGAGACATACTTATAACCAGAAGTTGTTCCAGCCACAGTTGGGCAAGAATCGTCAACGATTACAGTTCGACCCATGTAAGTTGGAATTCGTGTTCGACCAGATGCGTCAAGAATGTAAGCAATGTCATCTTGCTCAACCATTGTTTTCATGACGACTGAGTGAACACAAATTGCGCGAATTTCTTCGCCTCGATCACCCATCGTAAACACGGCATTGACAAACGCACTTCGCGAGAAAAGGTTTGCTGCGGCAGCGTTGTCACCATCTTCGATAGCAACGTCGATAACCATATCGCCAGCAACACCAGGACTTTGCGTGGCAAAGTTTCCGTTGACGTTTGCGTTGAGAATACCCAATGCACAAGCAACCAATCGGTCTTGCCAGTAGTAAGTCCAGTATGCGGCAGTCCTGTCACGGATGTGCTGCATTGCATTTGTGCCAGTCTGAAGTTCGACTGCCAAGTCCATTGCCGACCAACCATTGTTGACATGAACTTTGCGAGTCTTTTGAACATCCTGCTGGACGTTGTCAGGAGTCGCGTTAACTGCTTGATCTGAACTGTAGTTTGGCTCAGACGAGTGATCCAAATCACGCCAAAATGGAAGTTCTGCTGAACGACCAGCAGCACTTGCAAGACTGTTGAAAAGATCGCTCGAAGCGATGACACCTGATTGATACAAAGCTGTTAGCTTTGGATCGTTTTCAGAAACTAAATCTTCAAAGACTGTTACGTCGATGATGTCCGATAATTGCACTGTACTCATTGAAAATCCTCAATTGGTTATGGCTACTCTACGCGAGTTGCTTTTAGTTCTTGATAACCGGAGGGATTCTCTTTGCGAAGTTGTACCAACTGCTCCGACGAGAAATCACTCCATTTCTTCCCCATTGTCTCCACTGGAGAACCTGAAGATGTCGAGCCACTGGCTCCGCTTGCTTTACTGCCGATAATTATAGGAGCGTATTCATTGTTGTCAACGAACTCTTTCTCCAAGTTATCTATTGTGAAATTCGGGTTTATGTTTCCCGATTTATCCATAGCAATCACATTCCCTAGTTCGTCCACATCAAGCCTTTGCATTACCACTGGTGATAACAGACTCGGTGTAGTTGAAATTTTTGTTGCAATGTCAGACGCAACTTTATTTAACTTTGTTTCCTTAACCAACTGCTGTTGACGCTCAATTTCTGCACGTTGGGAATTAAGTTCTTTTGCATGCTGGGCTTGCATTTTCTTTATTTGACCTTGCAAGTCTGCGTGTAAAGCAGCAACGTCTTGGTTTTCCAATGCTGCTTTTCTAGCTTTTTCTTCAGCTTCGATTTTTAATCTTTGCTTATCAGCTTCGGCCTTATCTCTAATTGCTTTCAATTCAGCTTCGACAGCTTTACGTTTTTCAACCTCATGATTCTTTGCATTTAGAAGTGCAGCAGGATCGTTGTCAAGCAGAAAACCACCTGCAATATCCAGCTTGTAATCATCACCTGATTTAACGTAAAGAGATTTTGTTCCTTCAGGCAAAGAATCAAATTCCGCACTTGTAACTTTTGCTTTAATTGGCATCTAAGGTACTACCTTTTGTTGTGACTCACTGAGTCGGTTCTTGATTACCGGCATCTGGATTTACCGGATTGACATTTACAGCGTCTGCCATAAGTTTAGCAAACTCTGCTCTAACTTTCATATCTTCAGCAATTGAAACTCTTGCCTCATCATCAGTTTGGTAAGCAAGACCTGATCTTTTTGCGACAACTCTGCTTTCTTCCCAAGAAAGAAGTGGATAATCCGAATTTCCAGTTTCGTTAATTTGCCGCAATTCTTCAGCAGTCAACGATGTCAAATCAAAGTTTTTGTTTACTTTAAATTCAATTTGACTTTCGTCAGCACCAACAAATTTTGCAGCAAAACGTAAAGACTCTATAACCGCTTCTTCTACGTTTTGAGCAATGCTTGTCAAAATGCTTGTGTCACCCGCTGCTTCGATTTCAATTTCTTTTTCTTTTCGCTCAACTCCTGATTTCCTTTCAACTAACTTTGCGCCCACAGAAATCATTTGTTGTTCTTTTTGATCCATTCCTTCTTTGGCAAGAGAGTTAGGAGTTGCTTGAAGTAAACTTGCCGACGAATCGGGAGGTCCAGGAATAACACCTCTCGCTCCAAGTCGCAAAGTTCCTTTCCAAACATCTTTAACCCAATCTTCTGTGACACCAGAAATAAACAATGTTGGTTGACCTATAAAATACAAACTTTCTTCGTAGTCAGCACTGTTTCGGTAATGAGCAATATTTAAAACTGACATCGTGTAAAGTGGAGGACGATCAATGTAAGGATCGTTGTTTTCAGAACCAATAAAAGTAAACGGTATTCTTCCGAACTCGTTTCCTTCTACGTCACAGATAGTGTAAACACGCTCTCTGTCCATGCCTCGATGGTCAGCGTCATAAACAAAAATACTTACTCTGACACAACCATCGTCAAGAAGTTCTAACGCTCTAAATTGTTCGTACTTACTAACCTTAAACGAACCTTCATCTCGTCGCTCAAAAACCTCTTTAAGAACAACCATTGTTAAAACGGTTTCGTTTCCAATGACCCTTGTTTCCCAATTGATAATATCTTGTGGCTTGTAAAACCGAATCGTAGGTCTAACTCTGCCTTCCATGATGTCGCCCCTAGACACCATGCCTTCGGTCGTTGGATAGTCGGTTAACATTCCACCTCGACCGTATGGCAATAC